AGAAGTATTGAGGTTTAAGTTTATCTTTTCTTAGACGAATAGGTTCCCAATACATACCATTCTTAGAATTTGGATTGAATCTCATTTCAACAAGATCCCCATCATTTATTTCTGTTTTTTCAAAATTATCACATAACATTTTACCATTTACAAGCGGTATATTTGTTTCATTGTATTTTTCATCTTCTTCAGAATTAATATTAAACTTTTGAATCGTATCAGTGGATTTAACGAAGGTATCCATAATTCTGAAACAATAATCTATATTTTCATCATCAATTTCTTTGTAGCCCACAAACAGTTCAACTGTTTTATATTCGCCGAGATTACGTTTACCATCTTTCTTATCTACATAATTTTGTATCACATCTTTTATTTCTCCTTTTTGAATATCTTTTTTAACTTTTATCTGAAAATCAATTGTGTTTTCTTTTGCTTCTTTCCATTTATAATTGTAATTCCATGTCCCTGATATTTTTGAAGCATTAACATTTTCTAAAGAACCCCTTACAGATAATCTTGTTGGAAGGAATATAAGACCATCAATTCTGTAAGGGTAATGACCTTCTTTATCTTTCTTTAAGATATTTCTAGATGATTTGAATATTTGAATATATTTGTCTTTTCCAATATTTTTAGAATCAACCTTTTCTTCAACAGATTCTGTCTGATATCCAAATTCATATGATTTTACTCTTATATCTGTAGGACATTCAATTCTTTTGAGAGGCTTTCCTTCGGGTGTAAAACCTTCCCATTCAATCGTGCTTTTTGTCTTACCTATAATATCTACATTATCTGTAAAGTAATCTAGGATATATTTTCTTGAACGTTTATCATCTGGATCCCTTGCGATAAAAGGCAATGTATGTGCTTCTTTAGGAATACCTATCCCCTCAATATTACACCAGTAAACATCGAATATCATGAATAAACGGATAGGTTCATTAAATTTATCTTTTGTAATATATTCACCATCAAACAACCAGTCTCCTTTTATATTAGAGAAATAACATCCCGTATCAATAATTTCTTTTTTCGCATTAATAAGATAACCAGAACCATTTTTTATCATTAATTCATACCTTTCACCATCTGCTTTCTCAGTAACAGCAAAATCAACTAGAATAGACCCCGGATTGCGAATATCTAAACCATCCATATTAAGAGTTACGGGTTGAGGACCCATAAATGTAAAGTATTTAGCCCGTTGTCCAGTCAACTTACGATACTCATATATGAGATCGTCTTTTAATTTATGAGACATAAGATCCTCAGTTTCATAGATTATTTTTGATAAATGAATTACCGTTTCTTCCAAAATTTCAAAAAGCTTCATTACGAGTGAGTTTTCCGCTTTTTTAGTTGGTGCTCCGCCAGTTTGACTGTCCGGGTCATAATCTGGAGAATCATATATTGGAGATTGAGGACTATTTGTTGAATCTTCATCACTAGGAAGAGGTGATCCTGGAGCATATGATGGTCCTTCGGAAGATTCAAGGGATAATTCAGGTAATTGTTCTACAAGATCAATATTACCATCATCATCAATATAATTAAAGAGATCAGGACGTCTATTTAACTGATTTATTTTATCTTCTTCTATTTCAAAGTAACCTCCAATTAAATATTTAAGAGGGACAAATAGCTTACTAGTATTTCCGATTTCTGGATAAATTGTAACAATCGCTTCTGTTTCAATATATTTATCTGTCTTTTCATCAATCTTTTCAACAATGTCAGAAATAACCGCGTGAAATATATTACGCTTCGAATATTCCATTAATGTATTGAAAACTTTCATATCAATACCAAAATCTTTGAAATATGTCCTCCTTATCATAGTTGATTTTCCTATAAGTTTTCTGTAATCTTCTTGAGAATATCTCTTTGATGATTCATTATATTTCATATATAAAATTGGATTTTCTTCAGAATCAAATCTTGGACTCATCCCATATTCTAATTCACTTTCAAATGTTGGTTCTTCTTCAAATATTTCAGTATCTATTCCTAAACGTAATGGGTCGTAAATATTTGCCTGTTGTAATACAGGATAGTGTATATTCTTTTCTATTTTAAAATCATCATATAACTTATCAATAGCAGCAATTCCTGTTTCTTTACCTTTTTCCATACCGACATATTCAATTTCTATTTCATATGTTTCAGAGTTGCTTAAAATATTTGCTTTCTTAAATGATTTCTGAAAATCATATTTTCCTTTAAAATACTTTGTAGATTTAATAATTGTGAGATCTATTCTAAAGAGTTTATCATTTGTTAGAAAACTAAATCTTTTCTTATAACGATAATGTTTCCCTTTATTTTCATAATTTTCATTAAAAGACCTTACAAAGTAATGCGATGAATCAAGTTTATTTTCTGTTTTAACTTTTAAACGGACATTATAATCTTCTTCTTTTATTCCTGGTTTATCTTTAATGAATTTTTTTTGCATATATTCAACATTGGCTATGTCTTTTAATGACCCCTCTTTACAGTATTTCTTAATATCATCCAAACCATGAATGGTGGCCCTTACATTCCCAGGTTTACCTTTAAACTCCGTAGTAATATCAAGATCTATAGTTTCAGAATGTTTCTTGTATGTTTTTCTACATTCTTCTAAAACTCTTAGAAAAACCTTCTTATCAACAGGATTTTTGTAAGGTGTTACACCAAATATAAGTTCAAGTTCTGCTTCATTATCTACAAGAGGGAGTTTTAGATAATCTAAAACATTTGCTATGTCTTTTTCAAACAATTTCATTATTATAATAGTGAGTATTTTTTTTTTTAAATAAACATTTATTCAAATTTAAAAAAAAATAAATCATAAAATTTACAAAACACAATGATAATTTATTCGTTAAAAGAATACCACAGAAAGTTCATCATAAAGTTCTTTCTTTAGTTTCTTTTTACCATCTTTATTGAGTGTTGAAATACCATTATCGTTACACAATTTTTCTAGTTCTTTTACTTTATATTTTGAGAGTGATTCCAATTTTGATTTAAATATCATGATATCACAGTCAATTGTTAGAATTTCAGAAAGTTCACTGATAGGGTTGAAATGTAATTTGCCTATGATATTTTCTTCTTTTTCAAACCATGTATTTCCTTTATATTCGCAATACAGTTTAGGGTAATCCATCAAACTAGTTGGATAATACTTTGATGTTGTAGAATTGTATATAACTGTATTAATCTTATAAATCTCATTCATGTAAAGTATAGATGATAAATAGTTCTTGTTTTGAAGACCAGTTTGAATAATTTTTGGTGTAAAAGAACGATTATACTTTTCATTTTTCTCAACATTGTCTGCTATTTCAAGCTTTTTGTTTATTACAAAGTTTTCTCTATGATTTTTCTGAATTGTATCATATTCTTGGACATTCTGTGAAATTATAATTTCACATATATCTTTAACCCCTGTTTTTTCTATTACAAGATTTTCTCCTTCTGTATATTTTGTAATTCTGATTTTTTGTGAATATTTGTTGTTGACATTTCCAAAGTCTAGGATCAATTCCATTATATTTATCTTTAACCATCATATTTTAAATACTTATCAAATTTTATATTTTTTTGATAATTCTATTATTTCTCTTTCTTCTTCTTTAAAATCATCTAACTTGATAATATCATAATTTTCCTCTATTAATAAATTTTTACTTTCTCTTAAAAGTTCTTCAATTTCTTTTTCAATAATTTCTTTTTCAATAATATTTTCTGTTAAAGAATCATCTTCGATTTCATTTTTTAGTTTGTAAAATATTTTATCTATTACTTCGTCATCTATTGTATGTAAATTAAGAAAAATACCGTTTGAGTTTTTTGTATGTTGACAATTGTGAAATTCAACGATATTTATATAATTTTTATGATTGCTTAGTTTATCAATATTCTCAAATATATATTTTTTTTTAGTCTCTTTATTACTATTATCAAAAGATTCCATAAAAATAATGATATTACTATTAATATTATAATTAATCTAAATATATAACTTACTTTAATCAAACGGTTTAGCTATAATTTGAACCTTTTCAGAACGATACTTTATTCTTGTACCTATAACAATTACTTTTAATTTTTGCCCAACATTAATATCATCAAAGTTATATATACTCTGTTCAAAATATTCTCTTGGAACCATAATTACAAGAGGACTATCTTCTGAACTATCTCCATCTGACAGTTTTATATAAGCTACAACACCCATCTTATTAACATTTGAAACATATGATTCTATAATATCACCCTCTGAGGGGGATATTATTTTTGCCTTATATTTAATTGAATAAGATACAGAACTAACATTATCATTAACAACAATTTTACCCATGCTTTTGTTGATAATTTTAACAGAATCTTTAACAACAAAACCATCTTCATAACATAATCCCTCCAATTGTTCTTTTAGATTGTCTTTGATTACGTTATCAATATTTTTATTTACCTGACTAGCATTTACAAATAGATTTGTAGTGAGCAACTGTTCATTAATGTATGTGAGGGCCATTTTAATATTATATATATAATGTTTTTTTTAAATAATTCAAATTTTAAAGAGTTTTAACAAATTTAAACAAAAATGTATCATAACTAAAATATTTATTAGAAGAATTTCTAAAAGTTAATTCATACATGTATGTAATAAATTCTTTTTTGATAATTACCTGATTACCTATATCTCTTAGTTCTTTGTATAGATATTTTGTTAAACCAATAGTATCACCTTCTTTTTCATATTCAACGATAGTCTTTTCCATTTTCTTTTGTTTTGTTTTATTGGACTTATTTTTTAGTTTTTCTTTCATAAGATCTATGTATTTTTCATGATTTTTTGGGAAATTATTCATGTATTCTTGTAAGAGTGTTACCATAGGGAAACCTTTATCACCTATAACTTTACCTGGTTCGTTATCATAAACTTTAAACCTTTCGTCTACAACTTTAAAAACATGATTCTTTTTATCTTCTTTGAAACTATAACCCCAAGTTTTCCCTGTTTTAAATTTTTTCGGCAAATTTTTGTTTCTAATTATATTATTTTTTAACATTTGGATACCTACTTCATCAAGATATTTCCAATTTTCATCATACTCATAATAATCAAAATTGTTAAATATATCTTGAACCTTATTATATTTTTCTGGA